CTATGTCCTTGAAGTAGATCCCTGCGGCTATCTCGTCTCGCACTGTTTTATCGTTTGTTACAAGATTGAATGCTTCGTCCGATGTTAGAAAGTTTACTGTGTCTCGTGTTGGATTTGTAATCACTGTATTGTTGGCTTGATTCTTGTTGTCGGCCGTACCTCTCGCTGACGCCAATACAAGACCTGCGGCCACAGCCGTACCTACTGTAAATTGTGAAACTGGATTTGTTATTGATCCTGCTTGTTTGCCAACTTCCAGGATACCGTCTTTTGCAATTCCTTTAAGTTCTTCTTTGACATCTTTCTTTTTAATTTTCTTTGCGTTGTTGTATGTGTTAGAAGCACCTAGTATTGCACCTAGTATGTTTCCTGACTCAACATTTCTAATGACTGATCCTATGCCGTCCACAATACCACCTGGTCCAAATATGCTGTTAGTACCACCACCTAATATTGTTAGCGGACTAGGTGAATTGTCGTAGTTGATTGTTGCAAATCCTGGCACACTAGAGCTATTGATGATACCTGATTTGTATATCACTGTCTCGTATAGGATCTGCATTGTATTCTGCAATATCCCGGTACCGTCTGCTTGGTCTAAGTTGTCATGAGAAAAAGAACCTATCACAGGATTAATTAAAGTCATTGATGTGAATCTTTTTTTGTGTAGTACAAAAATTTCTATACCTTGTAGATAAGGTCTATTTCTCTGTTTAGGAGTGTCTAATCCAAATTTTGTTGTTGTCCTATTTTTTCCAGCTTGATAATAATCGTCTTTTGTATCTGATATTGTAAGGTCCGAATTCATACCAATCGGATCTGCTATGTTATACTCAAAGTACTTCTTCCAAAAAGCATTCACGGTGTCTGCGTGGTCATCGTGGAATGTTATGTTCACTGGTTCATATGCTATTCTGGTTGCTGTGTACATCTTCTTATTGTACTGTACCTTCTCTTCCATGCTCATGTCATACTTCGGCAAGTCGGCACTCTTGACCAACATGTTTAAATCGTATCTCTCACCTTGATTGAAACCTTGTTGGAATAGTGTTTCGTCCGTTTTAAATACCACATGGAATAGAAACTTCTGTTTTGGCATCAGCTTGTAGTTGTCGTCTATGTACAATCTAGATGCGTGTTGGTAATCTTTCATACCCGGTAATCCGTCTTGAAAACCTTTTAAGAAGTTGTTAATGCTTGGCATAGTGTTATTTATAGTCACAAAAAAAGCGCCTATAAAGACGCTTTTTCCACTTTATAATTGCTAACTTAAACTTGTTCTTACTGTCCACCACCAGTACTTAGAGTACCGATTGTTCTAGCCACTGCTGTTCCAATTCCAGTTCCTGTCGGAGTTTGGATTGCGTTGTCGTATCTAATTGACATTGTGATCGTAGCTGGATCTGACGTTGCGTATGCTAGTGTGTTGTAGTTTACGTTCTCAACGTAAGCGCCATACAATTCAAATGTTTCTAATACATTTGGAGTACTTGCTCCGTTACCACCGTCTAGCATTTCAATTCTAGTTGTAAATTTGTAATCAATTCCTGATGCCGCACTTGACTGTTCGAAGAAATCAAATTGTTTCTGAATTTGCTCGCCAACCAGTTTAGTTACTGAATTGTTTACATCATCTCTCAATGTGATTGTTATCGGATCCCAAGTGTGTTTACCTGCCACATACACTTTTGAGTTGTAAACATCTAGTGTTACATTGTCAAAAGTTAAGTTAGGTCTTGTAATATCGATTACTTGTTTGGTTAATTCTGATCTTGGTGTTGATACTCCAAAATTTTCTAGGATAGCTCTGAAACGATATTGTAGTTTAGGCATTAGTAGGCCTTGTGAACCACTACTTTGATCGTTTGCTAAAGGTACTGTAAATTTTGATAAAGTTGATATTGCCATCTGTTTCTCCTATTTATTCCAAAATTAGTTCCCTAATTGTGCAATTTCTCCTGTGTTTTTGATTCTCAACGGTATGTAAATAAATTCAACTGATTTGATAGGCTCAATTGCTATATCTACGTACAGTTCGTTTCTGTCGATCCTTGTAGGTGTGTTGTTTGTGTCATCACAAACTACTAGGAAGTCAAATAATGCTCTTTGACCAACAAGTTCTAACAAGAACGATTCAATTGCTTGTTTTATTTCGTTTCTAGTTAGTTCATCATTTGGTTCAAAGATAAACGGTTTTCCGATTGAGTCTAACTGTGTTCTTAGGTAAACTGCCAATCTTGAAACGTTTATTCTGTCAAGGGCTGAACTTGCCGTTGTTCTAGTTAAATTACCAAAGTTAACAATACCTGCTCCTGAGAAGAAAGTGATTGGGTTGATTTTAACTTCGTGCATAGAATCTCTCACTGACTCCGTTACAGATATAGTTTCAAACTCTCCAGATGATGCGTTAATAAAACCAACTGAAGTTGCATTGTCAACAACACCTCTTCTTGTTCCTGCCGGTGCGAACCATGGGAAAGCTATGTTATCGCTGTTTGCTAAAGTTCTCAACATCATGTGTGATGGTGGAACAACAATTGATTTTCCTGTGTTGTCTGTGGTTAAACCTGAAGGATAAAACACGCCTAAGAAATCACTTGAGCTTACTAAACCGTCTTCACCGTTGTCCAGTGCCGCCGCTGTGTTGTTAGCATAGTTCTGTATAGCAGTTGAAGTACCCTCTAGTCTCAACGGAGTGTCACCTACTACAAAAGCTGTATTGTTTCTGTCTGTGTTTAAGTTAATCATGTTTTGCATCAACTCTGGGTAACCAGGTGTAGCTATCACATTGAAACCTCTTTGGTCTTCTCTGATTGCTTGGTTAGTGTTGATCTCTGCTTTTAGTTGTTCAACAATAACTTTTCTCTGTGCTTTTCTTCCAAAAGATCCAGAGCCGTCTGCGTTGTTGCTTGATTTAGTTACCCATCTGTCTGGGAAATAACCTGCAACTGTTTCGTTACTGAATCTAATGTTACCTAAGCCAGTTGATCCTGAACCAGGATATGCAGTTGTTGTTATGTGATTGTTTTTGTATTCCTTAACATTGTAACCAGAACGTCTTGTGTTCCAAAGCAAGATCCCTTGTGGGAATAGTGCTGGATCTGGAGCATCTGGGTCTAAGAAGCCATCGCTCAACAAGTCTTTGATAGAACTTGCGTTGCCGGCCTGTATGCTGTCATTAGCATTTTTCTCTGCTGTAGTTTGCCATCTTGCATCCGCAAACACAATTCCGTCTTCTGTTGTTTGGTCAGCTTTGTCAACAATTTCCCATGCCGCACCTGAAGTAGTTACTGCTACCTGGTTGGATGTGTTAGTTGAACTTAGAGTTGCTGACGTGTTGTATTTGTAAAGTTTAGGATAGTTCTCTAGATCACTAGTGTCAATCCATAAGTCATTGTTGACAAGTGCAGTACCATCTGATTGTAGAGTTGGTGCTGTTGCACTGAACTGTGGACCATTTGGATCTGTGCTTGAGTATGCTGATGCATATCCAATGAACGTTGTTCCGTTGTGTGCCATTATATCTGCTTCATCTATTGAAGTGTCATACCATAATGTTCCATCTGCCGGCTCAGAAGTCGGTGCATTTGTACTAGCTGTGTAGCTCAATCTCTTGAAGTTAGTAGCAACCATACCTATGTTTGATGCTGAGTCTAATGCTTCTCCTGTAGGAAGATCATACAAGTTATCGATCAACGTAGTGCTGTTCGCTGTAAATGTTCCATAAGAGTGTGCAGATGTTACGCTGAAACCTGCGTCAGTTAATGGAGTACCTAGTGTGTCAACCATTCTAAATTCACCACCTAGTTTGTGTGTGATTCTGATTGCACCTTTTCTCTCACCTGAGTCGATTACTTCTGCTGTTAGGTTCGTGAATCCTGCTGTTGTGAATGCTGTAACGAAATCTTCTGCATCACCCAATGTAGAACCATCACCAGAGATTGTAGTCACTGTTTTCGCGGTATTTAAAGCCTGTTGATTCTTCACTGATTCCTGCACTGAGAATGTTTCTCCTGCTGTGAATGCCGGGAATGTTGTTTTTGATTCAATTACCGTTGTGCCACCTTCGTATCTGAATACTTGGAAGTCACCTACATTTGGTGTACTATCTGATGCATCCGCTGATGTCATGAACTCTTCAGTTACGTTGAATTGTACATATAAGTCACCTGCTGTTAAATTCGCTCCACCGCCAGCGGCATCTAAATTAAAGATAGCTGTGTGGTTGTTAGCGTGTAGTGGCGATGATACTTGTGAAAATGATGCACTTGATGAGCTGTAAAGTTTTGCTACAATATTTGCACCTGAGTTTGCAGAAGTAGTTTTAAACCAAACCGAACCATTTACTCTGTTTTCGTCTGCTGTTTTCCAAGTAGGTCTGTTAGTGTGTTTGTCTTGTAGGAATTTAGGACCATTAAAAGTTCCTGCTGTTATTCCTAAACTACTTAATAGGCCAGACCCTTCTTCAAATCTGATTGTGTTTGCTCCTGCTGTCGAGTCACCTAGTGCTAGCCCATTGTGGAATATCTCTAGGTTATTTGTTGTTGCGTTAACTGAAGCTGTAACGTTGGTCACGTTTGATCCGATAGCCGATGCAACATCTGATAATGCTGTACCGCCGGTAGTAATTAGGATACCGTTGACCTGCATAGTGTGACCATTGGTAACTGTAGTACCAGAAGCAACTGTGATAATAGGTAGTGCCGCATGCCAAGCCGATGATCCAACGTGGTTCCAAACGTTGAGTGCATTCTTCTTGTAGATCTTGTTAGTTACGTGAGTAGTATTGATAGCGTAGTTACCGATAGATCCAATGTTTTGTTTTGGAGCACCTGTTGTTGCGTTTCCTACCAGGTCGGAAACAGCAGTGATCAATATTGGCGTAATTGCCGTGAACGCTTGATTAGTTTGTGACCATTCAAATAAACCATAACTGCTTGATGCAAGGTCAAACCAGTATGTGCCATCTGATGGATTCGCTGTTGGAGGATTTGCACTTCCAACTAATTCTGAAGTGTTTACATTCGCTCTTAAAACGAATGCTCTGTTAGCCACGCCTAAGAAAGAGTAAGCCGCTTGTAGACCCCATTCATTTAATTCATATCCGTGTAATGAATTGCCTGATGCGTCTTGATAAAATTTCGGATCTCCGAAAGTTTCTGTTAATTCTCTTTGTGACGAGATTAAAAAAGCAGTGTTGGTGTTAGCAGTTTGTGTTCCTGATGCTGTGCCGTCTCCCGCTCCGTTTTTCTTGTCCTGTGCTGATGCTACTATGAATAGTGGTGTTGTACCCGCATCTGATGGTACATAAAAGCTCTCGTTTATTACTGAAACTTCTACTCCTGGTGATGTTAATGCCATTTTTCGTATTCTCCTTGCAAGTTACGTATATACTAGAGTTATTTATTCAATCATACGGTTTTGTTGACATAATTTACCGTTTTCGAGGTGCCTATATAGGTGACGTAAATACACACATGCAGTACAAGGATAGACCGTTGTGTAAGGAGTGTAAGACCAAGCCCAGAGCATATGCTTATAAAAGGTATGGTAGAATATATTGGCGTAGCAAGTGTGATACTTGTATCAGGAAAAAAGCCGGTAAGCGAGTAGGTGGTGTGACTGCGTTGCAACGTTCAGGATACAAGAAGCACAAGAAGTGTGAACTGTGTGGATTCAAGGCACAAGCACAGACTCAGTTGGATGTGTTGTTTGTGGATGGAAATTTGAGGAATACTAATCCTGTTAATCTAAAAACTGTTTGCGCCAATTGCCAACGGTTGGGTAGTACCCGTAGACTCGGTTGGCGTGTGGGTGATCTTGTCGCTGACGATTAGGTCGTCTATTTTTGAATGTAAATCTTCTAACGTCCCGTCATTAGTGATCAGGTGATCGTACTCTGATTTAGCCCAAGCATACTCGGACAAATGTATATTTTTAGGTACAATATTTCCTTCGACGTAGTCTGTGAACCAGTCAGGATCTTGTCCTCTTTTTACTAGTAAGATTGATCCACCCATTTCTCGTATTATTTTTATTTCGTTTTCAAATCTTGTGTCTGCAATCACAGTGGGTTTGCCGTCATATCTAGCCATGCAACTGTCTATCCATATTGAGTCATGCATGCCTTGGCGCATCACTTCTGTGCCAAAATATTGTAAGACCCAGCGTGGGGTCACATCCTTGCCAAATCGTTTGCTCCAGAAAACATCTGGCTTTTCTCTCCATGCTCTACTCTCATCTGTTTTGCCTTCTAGCATCTCTCTGTCCCAGTTGAACATGGAACTAACAGCATCTTTCAGACTTTTTGCAAATGAATCTTTACGGAAATGGTGTTTCTGTTCTAGTCTATCTGAGACTGTGCCTTTACCAGAACCTATTAAACCTACTACGCCTATCAACATAGTACTATTATACTATTTTTTTAAACGTTTTTCAATCTCTTTTTTGACATCGTGTATCTGCGTCAATACCAGTCTACGCATACTCAGTTTCTTTTCTTTCAGGGC